CCTGAGCTTGGGCTGGTGGTCCTTAAGCCGGGCCGTGAATCCATACAGATATTTCATAATCCTCGAGTGCTGGTGGAACCGGAACCAAAAAGCATGCGTAATCTGCCATCCGGAGTCGTTCCTGCCGTTCGCCAGCCGCTGGCGGAAGACAAAACATTGCTGCCGTTTTTTAGTAACGAACGGGTGATTCGTGCTGCTGGCGGCGTTGGCGCATTGTCCGACTGGCTATTACGTCATGTTACATCCTGCCAGTGGCCTAATGGCGATTACCATCACACTGAAACAGTCATTCACCGTTATGGTACCGGCGCAATGGTGTTGTGCTGGCACTGCGACAACCAACTGCGTGACCAGACATCGGAATCACTGGAGCTGCTTGCTCAACAAAATCTGACAGCATGGGTGATTGACGTCATCCGTCACGCAATAAGCGGTACGCAGGAGCGGGAATTATCTTTGGCTGAATTATCCTGGTGGGCGGTCTGCAATCAGGTGGTGGATGCACTACCTGAGGCTGTATCGCGTCGTTCGCTGGGATTACCAGCGGAAAAAATCTGCTCGGTGTACCGCGAAAGCGACATCGTACCGGGAGAGCAGACCGCCACCAGCATATTGAAACAACGCACAAAAAATCTTGCACCGTTGCCTTACGCCCACCAGCAACAAAAATCACCACAGGAAAAGACGGTGGTAAGCATCACCGTTGATCCAGAGTCTCCGGAATCTTTCATGAAGCTGCCTAAACGTCGCCGCTGGGTTAAGGAGAAATACACACGTTGGGTTAAGACACAGCCGTGTGCTTGCTGCGGTATGCCAGCCGACGATCCGCATCATCTGATTGGTCACGGGCAGGGCGGAATGGGAACAAAAGCACATGATCTCTTTGTGTTGCCTTTGTGCAGAAAGCATCACAACGAGCTGCATACGGATACAGTGGCATTTGAAGATAAGTATGGCTCCCAACTGGAGCTGATATTTCGTTTTATCGATCGCGCGCTGACAATTGGCGTACTGGCGTAAGTGGAGAACGAGCATGAACCTTGAAGCCTTACCAAAATATTACTCCCCAAAATCTCCAAAATTGAGCGATGACGCTCCAGCGACAGGCACCGGTTGTTTAACAATTACGGATGTAATGGCAGCGCAGGGGATGGTGCAGTCGAAAGCACCACTTGGGTTGGCCTTATTTCTGGCAAAAGTTGGTGTTCAGGACCCTCAGTTTGCGATTGAAGGCCTGCTAAATTACGCGATGGCACTGGATAACCCGACATTGAACAAATTGAGTGAAGAAATCCGGTTACAGATTATTCCTTACCTCGTGAGTTTTGCCTTTGCTGATTACTCCAGGTCTGCGGCAAGTAAGGCTCGCTGTGAGCATTGTTCAGGTACGGGATTTTATAATGTATTGCGCGAAGTGGTGAAACACTACAGACGCGGGGAATCTGTAATCAAGGAAGAATGGGTGAAGGAACTATGTCAGCATTGCCATGGTAAGGGCGAAGCCAGCACAGCGTGCAGAGGGTGTAAGGGTAAAGGGATTGTTCTGGATGAAAAAAGAACCCGGTTTCATGGCGTACCGGTATATAAGATTTGTGGGCGTTGTAATGGAAACCGGTTTAGTCGTTTACCGACCACGCTGGCACGACGTCATGTCCAGAAGCTGGTACCAGACCTGACCGATTATCAGTGGTATAAGGGGTATGCGGACGTCATTGGTAAACTGGTAACAAAGTGCTGGCAGGAAGAAGCATACGCGGAAGCGCAATTGAGGAAGGTGACGAGATAAATGATTTTTGCTGAAGATGGCGACATGATGTTTGCATTTTTCAAAAAATATGGATAAAATTTTTTCAACGATGGGCTTTGTATACCCGACGTTAAGAAAAAGTAGAAAACCCGCTGATGAGCGGGTTTTGTGCTTTAAATGGGGCAATGGTAATGTTGAATCTCATCCCGGGACTCATGTCTGTTAACTTATTATTTAGCTGGTGACTTGGTTATTTGCCTGATGTTTAAAATGTTTTCTTCCAGTACAATGTCCCTAAACACAATGAGTCTGCTTATTATATTATTAGCAGAGCTATTACGGCCAAAGTACAGCATAAGCTTTTAAAGCCAATCAACCAGTCATCAAGACAGACGGGGTTATTCATAAAAACTCTCCATGTGTGATCCGATGGGGCCTGAAATTAAAGCTTTAATATAGCTCATGAAAGGTAAACATTGGCAGCTGAAGGGCCACGCAGACCATTTATCCGGCAAAATTCCACGCGTAATCCGGTGGTAATTTCTTCTGCATCGCGGAGATTGAGCGCTGAAACATGAAGCTGGACATCGATACGACCATCGGATGGGGTGATAAGACCCTTGCCGCTTTTGCCGTCAAAGGTTTTGACAATTCCTGTCATTTTACGGGACAAAAAAATTCCTTAATACTGATAACTTGGCGCACTATACACACGTTCCTGAAGAAAGCTATAGTTTTTTGATGGGGTTGAAGATGGCTGGATGTCTAAAATAAACATTGCTTCATATGTTCAACTATGCGTTAATGATTGCGTCGGTTTGAAGAACAGACGATATACGAAGTAGTTTACTAAAGCAGTTCTCATTTCAGGTGTTATTCACTTATTCCTTCTTTGAGTCTCTCCAATTAAGTACGAAGTCGTTTCTGTTATGCAAACCATTTATGCCGAAAGGCTCAAGTTAAGGAATGTAGAATGTCAAATAAAATGACTGGTTTAGTAAAATGGTTTAACGCTGATAAAGGTTTCGGCTTTATTTCTCCTGTTGATGGTAGTAAAGATGTGTTTGTGCATTTTTCTGCGATTCAGAATGATAATTATCGAACCTTATTTGAAGGTCAAAAGGTTACCTTCTCTATAGAGAGTGGTGCTAAAGGTCCTGCAGCAGCAAATGTCATCATTACTGATTAAAATTCATCGCTCGTCTGTATACGATAACGAAGAAGGCTGATGCCTGAGTAGAGATACGGACAGAGTAGTGAATATTGGATCTCTTTAATAAAAAGTAAGGAGGTCCAATACATGAAACAATGGCTAGCATATTTGGCAAAATCTTAATCAGGAAAAGTATGCTAACCATTGTGGTGAAGTGCAGGTTTGCTGCATGAATAGTTTTACAGCAGAAGCTAACTGCTGGCATGGCAAAACAAAGTGCGTAAGTGGATGACTCCCACAAAAAGCACCACAATCTCAAACCCGCTCAGGCGGGTTTTTTATTATCTGCTTTAAATATATTATTAAAATATAAAAAATACTTGTTACTAATAAAATCAATCAGGCTACAGCTTTAAGATTTGTCTGGAATACTTTGTTGCAATGAGGGCAGATCAAAAGGGCACCTTTTTGTACTCTTGAAAAACTGTGTTCTGACTCTTGGGTGCAGTTTGGGCAGGAACATTTAACGAGATAATTACGGCGTGATTTTGAGTTTTTACGTTCTGACATAGGCTTTTCCTGTATAAATGGCCGTATACAGTACACTAAATATGAAAACATTTCTCGTATTATTATTTTATATATGACTTTCTTTCAAAATAATTACCCACATTTTTAATGTGTATGTTTTTTTAGCGCCGTTGAGAACAACGTGTGCTGTCAAAACTACCCCGTAGACTCCGATCTTTTCAAACATATTGCACCATCCGTGTACATCGGGGTGAGGATATGAAATCAATGGATAAGTTAACAACAGGTGTTGCCTATGGCACATCGGCGGGTAATGCTGGTTTCTGGGCATTGCAGTTACTCGATAAAGTAACTCCGTCACAGTGGGCTGCAATCGGTGTGCTGGGTAGCCTGGTTTTTGGCCTGCTGACGTATCTGACAAATCTTTATTTCAAGATTAAAGAAGACAGGCGTAAGGCTGCGAGAGGAGAGTAATCCAATGACTCAAGACTATGAACTGGTTGTGAAAGGAGTCCGTAATTTTGAGAATAAAGTTACGGTAACTGTAGCCTTACAGGACAAAGAACGCTTTGACGGTGAAATTTTTGACCTGGATGTCGCCATGGACCGTGTTGAAGGAGCTGCGCTGGAGTTTTATGAGGCAGCAGCCAGAAGGAGCGTCCGGCAAGTCTTCCTGGAAGTAGCAGAAAAATTGTCAGAAAAAGTTGAGTCTTATCTGCAGCATCAGTACTCCTTTAAGATTGAAAATCCTGCCAATAAGCACGAGCGTCCTCATCATAAATATCTATGAACACAAAAATCAGATACGGCCTGTCGGCTGCCGTTCTGGCGCTGATTGGTGCTGGCGCATCTGCTCCTCAGATACTTGACCAGTTTCTGGACGAAAAAGAAGGTAACCACACAATGGCATACCGCGATGGTTCTGGCATATGGACCATCTGTCGGGGTGCCACAGTGGTGGATGGAAAAACCGTTTTTCCCAATATGAAACTGTCGAAGGAAAAATGCGACCAGGTCAACGCCATTGAGCGTGATAAGGCGCTGGCATGGGTGGAGCGCAATATTAAAGTACCACTGACCGAACCACAAAAAGCGGGTATCGCGTCATTTTGTCCCTATAACATTGGCCCCGGTAAGTGTTTCCCGTCGACGTTTTATAAGCGGCTGAATGCTGGTGATCGTAAAGGTGCATGCGAAGCGATTCGCTGGTGGATTAAGGATGGCGGACGCGATTGCCGCATTCGTTCAAATAACTGTTACGGTCAGGTTATTCGTCGTGACCAGGAGAGCGCATTAACCTGCTGGGGGATAGAACAGTGAATCAGATATTCATGGTGATTTTTCTCGTGTTGTCAGGATTTATCGTCGGAAATGTCTGGAGCGACCGAGGATGGCAAAAAAAATGGGCGGAACGTGATGCTGCCGCATTATCACAAGAGGTAAATGCTCAATTTGCTGCTCGAATAATTGAACAGGGGCGAACTATAGCCCGTGATGAGGCTGTTAAAGATGCGCAACAGAAATCTGCTGAAATTTCTGCCAGGGCTGCTTATCTGTCTGATAGTGTTAACCAGTTGCGTGCCGAAGCAAAAAAATATGCCATACGCCTTGACGCAGCGAAGCATACCGCAGATCTTGCCGCTGCCGTCAGAGGCAAAACAACCAAAACCGCCGAAGGAATGCTCACCAACATGCTCGGAGATATTGCAGCAGAAGCTCAGCTTTATGCTGAAATTGCTGACGAACGCTACATCGCAGGAGTGACTTGTCAACAGATCTATGAATCTTTAAGAGATAAAAAGCATCAAATGTAGGGTAATATTAAATCGGAACATTTACATCGCGGAATGTAAAATTTAAATAAAAAGGACTCTTCCATGAGCCAAAATTCCTGAAATCTTAAGGGTAAGATAAAAGGTCTTAATCAGAATGACACGTTTTATTAATAAATAAAGCTATTCTTTCATTGCTGTGTTTTTCTTTACAAAAGTAATCCTTGCTATGGGTGGTTAATCATGCGTTAATGGTGTTCTGGTTTGTTACAAATTTATCTGAAGCAGTCATTGTTATAATTTTATTATTTGTACCTCTTGAGATTTCCTTGTTGGTTTTTCTCTCTGATATTTTTTTTCGGACCATTCTGCCCAAGGGCTAATTTCTTCAAAAGGTAATAATTATGTCTAACAAAATGACTGGTTTAGTGAAATGGTTTAACCCTGAAAAAGGTTTTGGTTTCATCACGCCGAAAGATGGCAGCAAAGATGTGTTTGTCCATTTCTCAGCAATTCAGAGCAACGATTTCAAAACATTAACTGAGAATCAGGAAGTTGAATTTGGTATTGAGAACGGACCTAAAGGTCCTGCCGCTGTTCATGTAGTGGCGCTTTGAGGTAGACAATATTACAAACCATATTCACTTTAGATGCCCGTGTTGTCATGGTTCCCAGTATAGAACATCATCTTTTGATGTTTCTGACATGAATCCTTTCGGGGCAAAATGTATCTTTTGTAAATCAATGATGATTACATTTGATAATATTTCACAATACTTAAATGCCAGCCGTCTGTCGTTGGATTTAAAAAAGTGAAAATGAAGGCTCCTTCGGGAGCTTTTTTGCTTGGTGTCTATTCGATGGATACTCACATACTACGGTAACATCATGAAAAAAATCATAGTTTTTTTTAACTCTGAACCAGCAGTGGTAGTGCCAGCGGGCTTTGTTGAATAAATCGAACTTTTGCTGAGTTGAAGGATCAGATCACGCATCTTCCCGACAACGCAGACCGTTCCGTGGCAAAGCAAAAGTTCAAAATCACCAACTGGCCCACCTACAATAAAGCCCTCATCAACCGTGGCTCCATAACTTTCTGGCTGGATGATGAAGCTATTCAGGCCTGGTATGAGTCAGCAACACCTTCTTCACGAGGCAGACCTCAGCGCTATTCTGACCTTGCCATCACCACCGTTCTGGTCATTAAACGCGTGTTCAGGTTGACCCTGCGGGCTGCACAGGGTTTTATTGATTCCATTTTTTCTCTGATGAACGTTCCGCTACGCTGCCCGGATTACAGCTGTGTCAGCAGGCGGGCAAAGTCGGTTAATGTCAGTTTCAAAACGCCCACCCGGGGTGAAATCGCACACCTGGTAATTGATTCCACCGGGCTGAAGGTCTTCGGTGAAGGCGAGTGGAAAGTCAAAAAGCATGGCCAGGAACGCCGCCGTATCTGGCGTAAGCTGCATCTCGCCGTTGACAGTAAAACACATGAAATCATCTGCGCTGACCTGTCGCTGAACAACGTTACGGACTCAGAGGCCTTCCCCGGGTTAATCCGGCAAACCCAGCGGAAAATCAGGTCAGCCGCCGCCGATGGCGCTTACGATACCCGGCTCTGTCACGATGAACTGCGACGTAAGAAAATCAGCGCGCTTATCCCACCCCGAAAAGGTGCGGGTTACTGGCCCGGTGAATATGCAGACCGTAACCGTGCAGTGGCTAATCAGCGAATGACCGGGAGTAATGCGCGGTGGAAATGGACAACAGATTACAACCGTCGCTCGATAGCGGAAACGGCGATGTACCGGGTAAAACAGCTGTTCGGGGGTTCACTGACGCTGCGTGACTACGATGGTCAGGTTGCGGAGGCTATGGCCCTGGTACGAGCGCTGAACAAAATGACGAAAGCAGGTATGCCTGAAAGCGTGCGTATTGCCTGAAAACACAACCCGCTACGGGGGAGACTTACCCGAAATCTGATTTATTCAACAAAGCCCTTTCAATGTTGAGCGCCAGGTTGCGCCCCATTACTGCCATACCGACGACGCCGATCTGTTGCTTAGACATTACATACTCCTGTCAGGTGTAGATACCACGAGCTTGTTAAGTTGCGATAATGATAAAAAAACTAGGACCAGGGATCAAATGATATCTTGATCACATTTTATTGCTTATCTCGCTGTGCTTTTTAGATTCTAGTACTTTGTCGAAAAAAGTCCGAAAGTTCTCAGACTTAACTTTCCAATCCCATTTTTTTATTTGTTGCAAATTTTCTGAAGATAGACATTTTACCACTGAATTACGCTTATGATAAAAATCTCTAAGTTTATCTATCAAAGTATCCTTGCTTCTAACTGGTAAAATCCATTCTTTTTGCATCTCACCAAAAGCATCTTTGACCACACCAACATCAGTACTTATCACGGGAACGCCACATGCCATAGACTCAAGGACAGGGTTTGGTGTGCCTTCAATTTTTGAAGGACAGACATATACATCAATTTGGCTATAATATTTTACCATTTCATCATGAGGAATAAATCCGAGTTGACGATCGGCAAGGACTAATTCAATATTTAATCCTTCTGATTGTAATTGCTCAACTGCAGGCTTTAATAAAGAATGGTAACCTTTGAAATCCTCTAACTCTCCCGCCCATTTAGAATTCCCAGCCCAACCTACGCGCAAGGCCCTCGATTCTATATTATCAAAACGTTCAAGATTAATTGGATAAAATAGTTTTAAATTAACCCCATCTTCCGCAAGAACTGATGGCTTAGGATACTCAACTATGGATGAGTAGATGTCATATAGTTTTGATGAACTAACCGTATAAGCAGTTATTAAATCGTTATAAAATGTCTTTCTTAATTTTATAGCTTGCTCATCCAGGAATAAATGATCATAAACGCTACTGGTTATTATTCTTCCATCCAAGAACTCTTTTTTAAAGCTGAGCTCATCAAATCCGATAGTCCGGTTATAGTTTATATAATACTCATCATATATAAGTCTAAGCGATTCACGCCAGAAGAAATGTGTTATATCATAATTTCTAGTCATCATAATAACCTGACTGATATTATCAACAATTTCAGTTGGTATTATTGTAAAGTCATATGAATCTGACAGATAATTGACTATTTGATTTGCAATATTTGAGAATGCCCAGTTTTCAGTATCAATAATCAATGCAATTTTCGGTTTTGACACAGATAAATCATAAGTCGCGCCTTTTTTATTGTCATCGAATTGGGACAAATTATCATTATGCTGAGTTGTCAGTTCAAAACTACGTTGCTTCTCTTCCAACCAATCATCAACTGGAGCTGACCAGAAAACCATTCCCCATTTGTTTTCAAGATAATCCGCGGATTCTTTTAAGATACTTCGCGTGAAGCGAATTTTCTCATAATCTTTATCTTTGTTAGAACTAGGCTTCGGGTGATCATGGATTAAAGAAATTGCACCACATGTACCAACTTTCATTCCTGACTGGTAAAGACGGATCGATAAATCAATGTCTTCAAACCCAATAAACATATTTTCGTCATACTTCCCTAAATTTTTCAGGGTCGCGATTTTAATAACACTCGCACCACCAAAAAGAAATGTAGAAAGGAAGCCTTCACCATCATATGTAATTGTTTTTTCCTGAATACATGCACTTCCTGCACCAACATGCACCGAATCATCATCAATATCGAGGAAAACATTCCCTCCATTTGCGAATAATGTTTCTCCGTCAGAATCAAGCAATGGCATATTGATAAAATGACAACCAAGTCTTGAAATATCATTTTGCAATCTCGGAAGTGGATTATTTATGAAATAAATATCATTATCGAGAAACATTGCCCATTCTGTTTTTATATGCTCTAAAGTTTTGTTTCTTCCACCACTTACGCCAAAATTATTACCAAGCTCGACAACTCTAATATTTAACGGGATCCTATCACTTAAATTTTGTAAAATTGAAAGTTCTTCTACTGTGCTGCCATTATCAACAATCAGAATATCACCTTTAAAATAAGGTATATGCTGATATATAGAATTAACAAGTTTTTCAGTAAGAAAAACTCTGCTCATCGATAAACATGTTATTGTTAGGTTAGAACCATCACTACCAATGTTCGGACCTAAGGAACTCCCACCATTAGTATCAAGTAAAGCATGAAGATCTGAATACACATACTCAGTTGACTTTAACCCAGGCAATAATTTTAAACGTGCAGACATATTTTATTTCCTGATAAAACGCACAATTTTTAGTATAATTTTTTTCAAAAAACCCGGAAGAAGAGCAGAGAGTCTTAAATATCGATAATATGGAATTTCCATTTGCGAAATTCGTTCCATCAATGATGAATTTTTAGTTGCTAGATCCCCATGCAACGAAATTAAATCGGCGTTTTCTAATTCTAAATTATTTTTTGCATTTGTTACGTCATGATACATCGCGATTTGTTTGGCGAGTTGTTGTTGCAATTCGGAAATATTCTTACGCAGTGTAACATTTTCAATTTTTAATGCAGATAATAAAAGATTTGATTTTCTCAAATTCATTGTTAATTGTTTCATATCTTTTTTTAATATTGATATGGCTTTTTTATTTTCCGCCTGATCTTCACGAAGTACAGAACTTACATTTGACTCAAATTCTTCTGTCATGCGCGAATAAGCATCCATACTTATTGGAAAAGTACTGTTGCTAAAGTTTGTTTCAGGCGCATTCCATAAGCCCACAAAGAAACTACAATTATTTTCATTAACAGCGTCAATCTCTGTGTTTAAAACATTAATTGAATTTTCTGACTCGCTTATTTCCATCCATGAAGAACCTATCTTTTCAAGACCTCGATTGTTAGCAGAGACTGTGCCGAATCCAAAAACAGAACCACCATATGCCCATTGGACATTATTACCCAAAACCCCTGTACTAAGCTCTTTGAATTCTTGAAAAGTATACTTTCGTACATGACAAGGATTAGATTGTTCATTATTTGGATAGTACCAATAATCGTTAGGGCAAGTTATATAGAAAATCGCATTTTCTTTAGCAGTTTTTTTGATAGAACTAAGAAAGACGTCAGGGGTATTGATGTGTTCTATTGTCTCAATTGAAACAACTATATCAAAAAAGTCTTCGCCATAACGCTCTGAGATGGTATTTGCATCACTTACAATATATTCTACATCATATTTCCCAAAAAGTTTCTTTGCACGCTCGATTGACTCTTCAGAGATGTCCACCCCCACAACTCGTTTAGCTCCTGCTTTCATTAATAGTGCTGAGCCATATCCCTCACCACAGGCAATGTCCAGAACTACTTTATCTTTAACAAGATGTAAGATATTAGCATATCTGGCACAATGAATAGCCGATTCTTGTAAAGAGTGAGCAGGTTTTTCACTCAAATGGTAATGACTCCAACTTATTGATAGTGTTTTATGTTCAGATAATGCCCGATGACTTTGTCATGCAGCTCCACCGA